AAACCTAAAGTAGGTAAAGGTGCAAAACTTGGTTCTGCTAAAAAATTCTCTTATAAGAAATCCGCTGGCGGGTTTAAAGAGGATATGAAAAAAACCAATCCACTTAAAGGCACAGGTAAACCAAAATTCGAATTCAAAGAAGGAGAAGAAATGGAAATGATGCCAAAAGGTAAAAAAGGAGAGGCTAAAGAAGCGGCACGTACTTACGGAATGGGTTGGAGAAAAGGAGCATTACCAAAAGGAGCTAGAACAGGTTCAAAAATTGCAAGACAACAAAATGAATCAGTTATGGAAGAAATGGAAATGCTTAGAGCAAAAAATGAAGAATACAGAAAAGCACTTAATTTATTTAGAGATAAATTAAATGAAGTTGCAATCTTCAATTCAAACTTAGCTTACGCAACTCGTTTGTTTACCGAACACTCAACTTCTAAGCAAGAAAAAATTAATATTCTTAGAAGATTTGACACGGCCGAAACTCTCAAGGAATCAAAGGCTTTATATAAAACAATAAAAGATGAACTTTCACAAGGAACAAAGGCAAGTCCTATTACTGAGTCAATTGAAAGAGTTATTGAGCGTGAACCACAATCAGGTTCAGCAATCAATTTAATTGAATCAAAAACATACGAGAATCCACAATTCCTTAGAATGAAGGACATCATGAGCAAAATTGCTAAATAATAAATAAACAATAAAATAAAAAACCAAAAATAAAATGGGAGCATTATTAGATTCAGGTCTTGTTGGTAACATTGGTCTTAAGCACCTTAAAGTTATCAAAGAAGATACTATTAACAAATGGGACAAATTAGGGTTCCTTGAAGGCCTTCGTGGTCACCTAAAAGAGAACGTAGCTCAGTTGTACGAAAACCAAGCTTCATTCTTGATTAACGAAGCGGCGTCTACTTCAGATTCAGGTTCATTTGAGACTGTTGTATTCCCAATCATTCGTCGTGTATTCTCTAAACTTTTAGCTAACGAAATCGTATCAGTACAAGCTATGAACCTTCCTATCGGTAAGTTGTTCTACTTTGTACCTCAAATTCAGGGTTACACTGGTGCAACCCCTACAATGGGTAACTCAGGTGAAGCTGGTCACAGAGCACCTGTAGGTTCTCCTGGTAACTACCCTGGTGACCCTAATGCCGGTTACAACGATTCAACTGCATTCACTAAAAACCTTTATGATGCATTCTATGAAGGTACTGAGCCAGGTTTAAATCCTCCAGGTCTTTTTGATTATTCAAAAGGTGCTTGGTATTGGGTAACAGGCGGAACTCGTCAGGTTGTTTGGAGTTCAGGCGCTTTAACACTATCAGGTTATGGTGGTGGTGAATACCGTAAAGTTCTTTTACAATTAACTGGTTTCACAAGTGCAGGTGAAGGTAAACTTATCGGACCTGATGGTCAAGAAATGGATGCGGAATCATTCCTTTCTGATTTGAACCTTTTACCAACCGCTAACTTGGTAACCGCGATTAACAATGCTGGTGGTAGCAGCACTACAGCAAGCCCACTTTTGTATCGTGTTGTAACTCAAAAATATGGTCAAGGTATCGTTCAGTACGGTGCTCAAACTCAAACTACTTGGCCAGGTGGAGCTACTCCAGGTAATGGTGGTTTCTATAATAATATCTGTGACCAAAACGGTATTATTTATTTAGAAATTGACTTACAAGTTCCAGCTTGTATTTCTTGTGGTCAGTCAACTCCTGATGGATACACTGGTACTACATTCGGTTCTACTACATTTACTGCAAACACAGTAAACCAAATGGTAATTCCTTATTGGAAGCGTTACCAAGAGCTTGAATTAGAAGACAGAATTGGTGAAGTTTCTTTCAACCTTGAGTCAGTAACAGTTTCTGTAACTGAAAGAAAGTTGAGAGCACAATGGTCTCCTGAACTCGCTCAAGACGTTGCGGCATTCCACAACATTGACGCTGAGGCTGAATTAACAGCTTTATTGTCTGAACAAGTGGCTGCTGAAATCGACCGTGAAATTCTTCGTGACATCCGTAAGGGTGCTGCTTGGACACTTCGTTGGGATTACAACGGTTGGAAGCGTCTGAACAACCAAGCAACTCCTTATACTCAGAAGGACTGGAACCAAACTCTTATCACTGCAATCAACCAAATCTCAGCTCAGATTCACAAGTCTACGTTGAGAGGTGGGGCAAACTGGATTGTTGTTTCATCTGAAATTTCAGCAATTTTTGATGACCTTCAATATTTCCACGTTTCTAACGCAGCTCCTGAGCAAGACCAGTATAACATGGGTATCGAAAGAGTAGGTACATTAGCAGGTCGTTACCAAGTGTATCGTGACCCTTACTTCCCACCAAACACTGTATTGTTGGGTCACAAAGGTACGTCACTTCTTGACACTGGTTACATCTACGCACCGTATGTACCACTTCAATTAACTCCAACTATGTACAACCCATTCAACTTCACACCTATCAAGGGTATCATGACTCGTTACGCTAAGAAGATGGTTAATAACCGTTTCTTCGGACGTATCATCGTTGATGGTGTTCGTACATTTGATTTGAATGAATTGAGATAATCAATTTAAC